GACAGGTATATCAACGTGCTGGCTGCTGGCGCGAAATTTGGCTCGTCGGAGATAGCCGATACTGCTGCCGCGATTAAAAATGGCGGGGTGGCAGCGGCACAGGCTGGCGTGGGTTTTGAAACCCTCAATGCCGCCATACAGATACTGGCGGAGCGAGAAGTGAAAGGCGGCGAAGCCGGGACCGCACTGCGCAACGTGATCCTGAATCTGGAGAAGGGAACCGATAAGACCCTGAAGCCTTCTGTTGTCGGGCTGAGCCAGGCGCTGGAGAACCTGGCGGGAAAAAACCTGTCAACCAGGCAGGCCGTAAAGCTGTTCGGGGTGGAAAACCTCAGCGCGGCATCCATCCTGGTGCAGAACCGCGAGAAGGTGGAGTCGCTGACTGCCGCCCTTACCGGTACGCAGACCGCGCATGAGCAGGCCGAAATCAGGGTAAATAACCTGAACGGCGATCTTCTCAGCCTGACTTCGGCTTTTGAAGGTCTGATTATTAAGGTAGGACAGAGCGGAAACGGTCCGCTGCGCAGTGGTGTTCAGACCGTTACCGATGCCATTAATGGCCTGACGGATAATTTTAATACGGTTGCCAACGTTGCGCTGTATACGCTGATTCCTGTTCTGGCGACAAAACTGACGGCAGGTATCAGGGGGAACATCGGTGCCTGGGTTGAGCAGCAGCAGGCGGTCAGGGCCAGCGCGATGGCGCAGGCCGATATGGCGCGAAAAACGCTGGAAAGTACCGCTGCCACGCTGGCGCAGAATAACGCAGAATTCGGGCGTTATCGGGAAATGGAGAAAAGCGCCAGACAATTTGGCCTTAACGTGAGTTACCAGAGCGAGTTTAACCGCTTAATCCGCCAGGAAACCGAGCAGACACTGCTCTCTACCCAGGCAAAGAGCCAACTGAATGCTGCCAATAAACAGCTTTCCGTTTCAGCCCGCGCAGTCTCTGCAGCAGTAGGTATGGCCAGAGGGGCGCTGGCACTGGTGGGCGGTCCGGTGGGGGCGGCGATGCTTGCCGGTTCGGCGTTGCTATATTTCCATAATCAGGCGAAGAATGCCCGCCAGTCAGCGATTGACCTGAAAAATGCTGTTGTTGAAACGAATGAAGAGCTAAAAAAACTGTCGCTTAACCAGCTCAATGTGAAGCAACTGGACATTGATGAACAGTTTGAGAATCAGGTTATTCAGCGAAATAAACTGATTAAAGAAATTCAGGATGCGGAAAGCCGTATTGATGGATTGAGTGGCTTTGATCCGTTCGGACAACTTAAAGGCGTACAGAACGATAAAACCCGCTACAAAGGGGATCTGGATGCCGTTGAGCAGGGGTTAAAACTCCTCAAAGAACGGCAAAAAATTGTCAAAGAGGCTATAGAACAGGCTAAATCAGGGAAAACCGATACCACGCCTAAGCCGGATAAACCTGGGAATGAAACAGGCAGCGATAAACCCGATACCCCCTGGACCGGGGAAGGCGGGGATACGGGTAAGGGGCAAAAGGCGAAGGTTAACCAGTATGAGCAACTGCGGCGTGAAATCGAAGCGGCGCATGCTTCCAGTCTCGGACGAATCAACCTGCAGGAGCAGGAAAGCGCCAGGAAACTCCTTGAAGCCGCCCGCGCTGACGGAGCCAGCGAGGCCGATATTCAGAAGACGCTGCTGCTGAATGCTGAAAATTATCAGAAACAGCGCCTCGAACTGGCAGAACAGTATGCGCCGGCCAGAGCAACTCTTACGAAAGAGCGCGAAGCGAGTCAGGAGTTGAAGTCACTCCTGGATGCCCGTCTTCTGGATGAAAAGGAATACCAGACGGCCAGAATCACGCTGGCACAAAGTACGGCCCGCGAACTGTTACAGGCACAGGCAGCGGCAATGTCTGCCCCTCTGATTGATATCGCCGGGACGGTTGATCCGCTGGCAGAACTGCGCAATCAACTGACCGAGCGCCAGTCACTGCTGCAGGCGTTTTATCAGAATGATGCGATCAACAAAGAGCAGTACGAACTGCTGAAGCAAAAGACGGATAAAGATTCCGCTGATGCGCAGTACCAGACGGCGGTGGAGCTTTATAAGTCGCAGGGGAATCTGAACAGCCTCGCCATCGGCCTGATGGAAACCACCCAGGAGCGAACCTCCAACATGCTGACCGGCATGCTGAACGGGACGCAGACACTCCGGGACGGGATGATTGGGTTATTTTCCTCCCTGACACAGTCGGTGATTAAAAATCTTGTCGATATGGCAGCGCAGGCGCTGATTACCAACACCATCCTGAAATCCATTATGGGCATCGGCGGCAGTCTTTTTGGCGGTGCAGCCACGGCGAGTACCGGCACGGCCATCAGCAGTTTTGGCAGCAGTTTTAGTTTTAATGCGAAAGGCGGTGTTTATGACTCACCTTCATTAAGTGCCTACAGTAACGGCATCTATGACAGCCCGACCCTGTTTGCTTTTGCAAAGGGGGCAGGCGTGTTTGGTGAAGCTGGCCCGGAAGCCATTATGCCTCTGGCAAAAACGACTGACGGTACACTGGGTGTCAGGGCGCTGGGGGACCCGGGTTCCTCTGGTAGTGGTATGAATGGGGGGATTGTTTATTCACCTGAGTATCACATTACCATCCAGAATGACGGGCAAAACGGGCAGATAGGGCCGCAGGCATCGCAGATGCTGGTCAAAATGGTCGACACGCGTGTCATGAGTATCCTGAGAACTCAGGGACGTGATGGCGGCATGCTGGCGGGAGGATAAGTGAAAACCTTTCATTGGGCACCCAGGGAGGGGATGCAGTCTTCTGTTTCCCCTTCGGTGACAACCATAAAATTTGGGGATGGCTATGAGCAACGTCGCCCGACCGGACTCAACCATCAGTTAATTAACTTCCAGCCTGTTTTCCGTATAACGTCGGACAATTCCCGCACCGCACTTGAAGCGTTTCTGGCCGAGCACGGAGGATATAAAGCCTTTCTGTGGCGACCGCCAAAATACAACCGCACGATAAAAGTTGTCTGCCGGGAGTGGTCTGTTACGGACAACGTCACGTATTCCGATTTCAGCTGTAAATTTGAGCAGGTCATTGCTTAAGGATCCTTATGCAAGATATTCCTCAGAACACCCTCAACGAAACCACGAAAACCGAACAGTCGGCCCGCATTGATTTGTGGGAAATCGACCTGACGGCCTTTGGTGGCCAGCGTTACTATTTTTCAAATGAACTGAACGAGAATGGCGAGCCGATCACCTGGCAGGGCCGGAAGTATGACGTTTACCCGATACAGGGAACCGGGTTCGACCTGGTAGGGAAAGGGACTACCGCCCGCCCGACGCTGGCGGTGTCGAACCTGTTTGGCATGGTTACGGGACTTGCGGCAGATATGCAGAGCCTCGTCGGGGCCACGGTGGTAAGGCATGTTGTGTACGCCCGTTTTCTCGATGCGGTGAACTTTACAGGCGGCAATCCGGAGGCCAACCCGGAACAGGAAGTGGTCAGCCGCTGGGTGATTGAACAACTGTCTGAGCTGAAAGCCACCACGGCGACCTTCGTGCTGGCCACACCGACCGAAACGGACGGCAGCGTGTTTCCGGCGCGGATCATGCTGGCTGATGTCTGCAACTGGACCTACCGTTCTGATGAGTGTGGTTACATCGGGCCGCCTGTGGCGGATGAGTTTGACAAGCCCACGACAGACCCGGCAAAAGATGCCTGCAGCAAATGCCGTACCGGCTGCGAGCTGCGTGATAACCTGCCGCGCATCGGCTGCTTCCTCTCGATTAACCGTCTTTCCTGATGGATACACATATGAACAAAACACTCCTGGCGCATGCTGCTTCGTGTGCGCCCGCTGAATCATGCGGCTGGGTGGTGAATACGCCTGCCGGGGAGCGGTATTTTCCCTGCCAGAATCTTTCCGCTGAACCGACCCTGTATTTTCGCATGGATCCGGCAGATTACCTTCAGGCACAGGCGGCGGGCGATGTGGTGGCCCTGGTACACAGCCATCCTGATGGCCTGCCGTTTCTCAGCGATGTTGATCGCCGCCTGCAGGTGCAGAGTGACCTGCCGTGGTGGCTGGTCTGCGATGACCGGATATACAAATTTCGTTGCATGCCGTTCCTCACCGGTCGGGTATTTGAGCATTGCGTGACGGACTGTTACACCCTGTTCCGCGATGCGTACCATCTGGCCGGTATTGAGATACCAGATTTTGCGCGGAAGGAGGACTGGTGGAAGCAGGGGGATAATCTGTATCTGGATAATCTGGAGGCGACCGGTTTTTACCGGGTGAATGCCACAGAGGCCCAGCCCGGAGACATTCTGATTTGTTGTTTTGGTTCATCGGTTGCCAACCATGCTGCGATTTACTGCGGCGACGGCGAACTGTTGCACCATATTCCTGACCAGCTCAGTAAACGCGAGAGGTATACCGACAAATGGCAACGCCGCACACACTCGATATGGCGACACCGGGCATGGCACGAGTCTGCCTTCACGGGGATTTACAACGATTTGGCCGCAGCTTCAACCTCAGTATAAAAACGGGGGCCGAGGCCATTTACGCGCTGGCCATGCAGGTTCCGGGCTTCCGGAAGAAAATGAATGATGGCTGGTATCAGATACGCATCGCCGGTCAGGATGTGAATGAAACCAGCCTGTCAGCCCGTCTGCACGAGCCGTTGCCGGACGGGGCCATTATTCATATTGTCCCACGCATGGCTGGGGCGAAATCTGGTGGTCTGTTCCAGGTGGTGCTGGGAGCAGTGGCAATAGCCGCGTCCTTTTTTACAGCAGGGGCTTCACTGGCAGCCTGGGGAGCAGCGTTATCTGCCGGTGCTATTTCGGCATCCTCGGTTCTGTTTTCACTGGGGGCGGCCATGATGCTGGGTGGTGTGGCGCAGATGCTGACGCCGCAGGCAAAAATCCCCTCGTCCAGGCAGACCGATAACGGTAAACAGAATACCTATTTTTCGTCGCTGGACAACATGGTGGCGCAGGGTAATGCCCTGCCGGTGTTATACGGTGAAATGCTGGTCGGTTCCCGCACGATCTCCCAGGAAATCAGCACACGGGATGAAGGTGGCGGGGGGCAGGTGGTGATTATCGGTCGCTGACTTACTGCAGCATATTTGTATTTACATAGAACCGCCTCCGGGCGGTTCTGTCTTTTCAGAGGGAACAGATTATGGGTAAGGGTGGTGGCAGCAGTAAAACGCCGCATGAGGCTCCTGACGACCTGAAATCCAGTCAGATGCTGACCGTTGTTGATGCCATCTGCGAGGGGCCGATTGAAGGCCCTGTGGACGGGCTGAAGAGTGTCAGAATTAACAAAACGCCGGTCCTCGACAGCGACGGTAACGCGATGGTTCACGGTGTCACCGTGGTTTACCGCGTGGGGGAGGATGAGCAGACCGCGATGGAGGGGTTCGAAGACTCCGGCGCGGAAACCCTGCTGGGTGTGGAGGTGAAGAAGTCAGAGCCGGTTACCCGCACGATTACCACTAAAACGCTGGACCGTCTGCGCTTTACCTTTGGAGTGCAGTCGCTGGTCAGTACCAGTACCAAAGGCGACCGCAACCCGACCAGCGTACAGATGCTGATCCAGTTTCGCCGGGATGGCCAGTGGCAGGTGGAGCGGGATATCACCATTACGGGGAAAACGACCACGCAGTTTCTGGCATCCGTGGTGATTGATGATTTACCGCCCCGACCGTTTGAAGTCCGCATGCTGCGCCTCACTGATGACAGCACGACAGACCTGCTGCAGAACAAAACGGTGTGGTCGGGCTATACCGAAATCATCGATGTGAAACAACGTTACCCGAATACTGCTGTTATCGGCGTAAAAGTGGACGCGGAGCAGTTCGGCAGCCAGCAGGTCACGCGAAACTATCTCCTGCGCGGGCGTATTGTGCCGGTGCCGTCAAATTACGATCCTTTAAAACGGACGTATACGGGACTCTGGGACGGGACGTTTAAACCCGCCTGGACAGATAATCCGGCCTGGTGTGTGCTGGATATGCTGACTCACCCGCGCTATGGCATGGGAAGCCGCATTGGTGTTGCCGATGTGGACAAGTGGTCGCTGTATGCCATTGCACAGTACTGCGATCAGCCTGTTCCTGACGGTTTTGGCGGGACTGAGCCGCGTATCACCTGCAATGCGTATCTGACGGACCAGCGTAAAGCGTGGGACGTGCTGGGGGACTTCTGTTCCCTGATGCGCTGCATGCCGGTCTGGAACGGCAGCACCCTGACGTTTGTGCAGGACCGGCCCGCCGATAAAGTCTGGACCTATACGCAGAGTAATGTGGTGATGCCCGCTGACGGTGCGCCGTTCATCTACAGCTTCAGCGCACTGAAAGAGCGCCACAATGCCGCCGAGGTCCGTTACACCGACCCGAATAACGGCTGGGAAACGTCCACCGAACTGGTGGAAAACGACGCTGCCATCCGGCGCTACGGTCGCAACGTTCTGAAGATGGATGCATTCGCCTGTACCAGCCGTGGGCAGGCGCACCGCGCCGGACTATGGGCCGTCACCACCGAATTGCTGGAAACGCAGACGGTGGATTTCTCCGTGGGAGCCGAAGGGCTGCGACATGTTCCCGGCGATATCATTGAGGTCTGTGACAGTGATTATGCCGGCGTGACCGTAGGCGGGCGCGTTCTGTCGGTCGACAGTCTTACGCGCACGCTCACGCTGGACCGTGAGGTGGAGATACCGGCAGGCGGCAATGTGGTGATGAACCTGGTGGGCAGCGATGGTCAGCCTGTTACCGTCGCAGTTACCGCGCACCCCGCCCCGGACTGCGTGACCGTCAGCCAGTTACCCGATGGCGTGGCGGAGTACAGCGTGTGGGGGCTGAAACTGCCGGACCTGCGCCAGCGCCTGTTTCGTTGTGTGGCCATACGGGAGAACGATGACGGCACGTATGCCATTACCGCCGTACAGCATGTTCCGGAGAAAGGATCCATCGTGGACAACGGGGCGACGTTTGATCCGTTACCGGACACCGGTATAACGAATACGCCGCCTGCCGTGCAGCACCTGACCACAGAGATTCTGGCAGAGGAGGGGCAGTATCAGGCGCGGGCGCGATGGGATACCCCGCGTGTGGTTAAGGGGGTTAACTTCTCCCTGCGCCTGACGGTGAAAGCGGAAGATAACAGCGACCGGCTGGCCAGCAGCCTGACCCTGACAAAAACGGAGCATACTTTCCGTAACCTGACGCCGGGACGTTACACCCTGACGGTGCGGGCGGTGAACAGCCAGGGCCAACAGGGCGATCCGGCCAGCACGGATTTCAGCATCGCCGCACCGGCAGAACCTTCTTATGTTGAGCTGACTCCCGGCTATTTTCAGATAACAGCCACCCCACGCCAGGCGGTATACGACCCTACGGTGCAGTATGAATTCTGGTTTACGGATACGCAGATTGCCGATATCCGCCAGGTGGAAACCGATGCGCGTTATCTCGGCACCGCGCTGTACTGGATTGCAGCAAACGCGAATATAAAACCCGGAAAGGATTATTACTTCTATATCCGGGCCGTGAACCAGGTCGGGAAATCGGCGTTCGTGGAGGCTAAAGGGCAGGCCAGCAACGATGCAGCGGGTTACCTGGATTTCTTCAAAGGGGAAATCACCGAAAGCCATCTGGGGAAAGAGCTGCTGGAGAAGGTGGAGCTGACGGAGGACAACGCCAGCCGGCTGGATGAGTTTTCGAAAGAATGGCAGGACGCGAACGGCAAATGGAATGCCATGTGGGGCGTGAAGATAGAGCAGACCAAAGACGGGAAGCACTATGTGGCTGGTCTGGGCCTGAGTATGGAGGACACGGAAGAAGGGAAGATAAGCCAGTTTCTGGTAGCGGCTGATCGTATCGCGTTTATCAACCCTGCAAATGGCAATGAAACACCCGCCTTCGTGATGCAGGGTGACCAGATATTTATGAACGAGGTGTTCCTCAAATATCTGACGGCCCCGAGCATCACCAGCGGTGGGAACCCGCCGACCTTTACGCTGACGCCTGACGGCAGACTGACCGCCCGTAATGCCGATATCAGCGGTCATATCAGTGCGAGCTCTGGTGCCCTCAATAATGTGACGATTGAGGAGAATTGCACCATAAAGGGGACGCTCCGGGCTGAGCGTATTTTGGGGGATATCGTTAAGGCTGCTGGTAAGGAATTTCCTTACTTTCTTGAACCCAATACAGGTCAAAAACGGTACGCCAACGGGACACTGACGGTTGTGATTGAAGATGACCAGTCATTTGACCGACAGGTTTCCATTCCAGCGATTACCTTTCAGGGGGCAGCGTATGACAGCCAGACCAGTAACGACGTATGGGATGCCTGTACGCTGATTGTCAGGAAAAACGGGGTGGAGATCTACAAGCAGACAAGCAGAGGTGTACCGGCCGTTTTTTCTCGAACACTGGATATGCCTGTCGGGAGCGGACGGATGACGCTGAGTTTCAGCGTCAGTACACACGGTAACAGCAGCGGCTATCCATTTTCCCGAATCAGTGACCTGCTGGTTATTGTGACGAAAAAATCATCAGCCGGAATAACAATAAGTTAATGACAGAAACCGCCTCCGGGCGGTTTTTTTATGGAGGTAGTATGCCGGTACTCATATCAGGCATTCTCAGAGATGGCGCGGGAAACCCCGTACAGGACTGCACTATTCAGCTGAGCGCTAAGAAAACCAGTCCGACCGTTGTTGTGGAGGTGACTTCATCCACTCTTACAGGAGCGGACGGTCACTACAGCATTGAGGCTGAGCCCGGTTATTACAGTGTGTCACTGTTGCGGGAAGGTTTTCCTCCCTCAGTGGCCGGTGACATTTATGTGGCCCCTAACGATACGCCGGATACCCTGAATGCGTTTCTCGATGCGCCGAAGGATGCGGACCTTCGTCCGGAGGTGATGAAACGCTTTGAGGAAATGGTAAACCGCGTTGTGGATTTGAGCGGTGCAACAGAGAAGGATCGGGAACGCGCTGAACAGGCCGCACAGTCAGCCGCACAGAGCAATGATAATGCAGCCGCATCTGAAAATGCCGCGCGTGAAAGCGCCCTCACGGCCACGCAGGCGGCAGAACAGGGTGATAACAGCGCGGCAGCTGCGGCCCTGAGTGAGCAGTATGCCAGAGAGTCCAGCAACAAGGCTGCTAAATCAGAAGCTGAAGCAGCAGCCAGTGCAGAATCGGCATCAGCAAGTGAAGCATCAGCCCTGCAGGCAGCCGAAACGGCTGAGAACCAGAAAGATGCAGCCACTGAGAGCGCCACCCGCGCAGAACAGGCCAGAAATGAGGCCCTGACGCTGCGCGATGAAGCTCAGGAAAATGCCCTGAATGCCCGGAACAGCGCACAGGCTGCTGCTTCCAGTGAGAAAGAAAGTGGACAGGCAAGGGATGAAGCACAGCTTCTTGCTGAACAGGCCAGAAGTGCAGCCTCAAAAGCCGCCGCTGATACTATTAAAGAGATACAGGAAAGTGAAGACCTCAGTGGTCCGCCAGGTCCGCCAGGTCCGCAGGGGCCAGCAGGTGAAAAAGGTGAAAAGGGGGACAAGGGAGACACCGGATTAACGGGGGCAACAGGACCAACTGGCCCTGCAGGTCCGCAGGGCCTGGCAGGTGCAAAAGGCGAAAAGGGTGACAAGGGAGACACCGGGCTAACGGGGGCTACAGGACCAATTGGCCCTGCAGGTCCGCAGGGACCGACAGGTGCAAAAGGTGAAAAGGGTGACAAAGGAGATGCCGGGTTAACTGGTGCCAGAGGGGCTACTGGAGCAACTGGCCCGGCAGGCGCAAAAGGGGATAAGGGAGATAAAGGGGATACCGGGTTAACTGGACCGCAAGGACCTGCAGGCGCTAAGGGTGCAACAGGCGCTACGGGACCGCAAGGACCGCAGGGACCAGCAGGCGCACCAGCGGGTGCTCTTCATGCTGTAGGTACGTTTGCGCTGGCGTATATATCATCGCCCAGGCCTGTAAATCCTGGTGCCAGTTATGCAGGGAGTAGTTTACAAGCTTGCGGAATTCTCAGTAGCAGCGTGGGTAAATCATCGTTTTGTATCAAGGTTGGTATCAGTTCATATACTTTGCCAGGTACATGGCGTGCATGTGGCGTTGTATCCTCCTCATCTGATGGTTTAGTTTCAGGTAATTTTGAATATTACGCTGGTCTTTTTCAGCGAATTTCATAACAGGAGATTGTATGAACATTAAGGACATTCAGGCTCCTGAGTGGGCGAATAAAGAACATACAGCGATTAACTGTAAGGTTAAATTTGCAGAGTTTGATGAGTTTCTGCCGTTCACTGCATGTCAGAACGATAATGAGGAGCATGGCAGGCGAATTTACAGTGAACTTGAATCCGGAAAGTATGGTCCTGTCACCCCTTTTATTGTGACTGACAAAATGGTGGATAATTCACGCAACCAGAAGCTGGCTGAAATCAGCAACTGGCGGGATGCACAGGAAAACGCAAATATTATTTTTGAACTGGATGGTCATCGCTGGGATGGCGGAAAAGCCTCACAAGAACGGCTTGCTCCAGTTGTGGCAGTTGCGGGTTCAGGGGGGCTGCCGGAAGGGTTCTTCTGGACCGATGCGGATAATCACGATATTCCGGTGAATGCGGCGTTCCTGAAGCAACTGGAAGCGGCAATGGTGCAGGCGGTGGTGATACAGGGTTTTAAAATCCACGAACGGCAGCGGCAAATGAAAGAAAAGGTGGTGATGCTGAAGAGTCTGGATGAGATAGCGCAGTACAGGGTTGGCTGGCCGGAGGGCGATGGATGAGTCAGTTCACTACCCCGGCAATCCTGGAAATGCTGGGACACTAACATTTCCTGAACAATGCTGCTTATCTGTTCCTTCCCATACTTGCTGGCGTCAGTGTTGATCGCCGGCAGTGTCATGAGCGGTTTTACCCGAACACCAGCATCGGGGGAAGAACGCTCCCTCATCATACTCAGCCCCCTTGAATGCTATCATGTTCACGATGTTTGTACATGTAGGGAGACATGTACTTGATTGAAATGGAGACATAAATCTCACTTATATAGTTTTGTACTATAGTATGATGTCAGTTTCTAATGGAAAGTATAAAGAAACATCTATTGTTGCCGATAATCTATTTTAATTGTATGTTCAACATTGTATATTGATAGTGGAATGTATGTTGTCACAAAGGGTTAGGATATATTAAGAGGTTTGTGTGATAAAGAACTACAAATTGACTACACTTAAGCCCTATGTGATATCAATCACATTTTCATTTTTGCTGTTTTTGTCGTTAACTGAGATTTCTACTTATTATATATATAAGGAGCGTATCGGTTCATATACAGAACGAGTATTGAATAGAAGTGTTAGTCTCATTCAACAGATTGATGAAATAAATGATGGTTATGAGATGTTTGATGCTTATAGTCCCTGTAGTGAACTACAGCTTCATGCTGTAAGAATCGCTCTATGGCCTTATGCACTTATAAAGGATATATCATTTATTTCTAATGGGGCAATTACTTGTACTGCGTTGTGGGGAAAGTTGCCAGCACCATTATTACTCAACATATACGATAGAAAAGTTGAAAAGGATAACTTGACGTGGTTTTTTGGCGTGTTGTTGGAAAATAATGTTAAAGCTGATTTACTAAGCAACCAAAAATTAGCTATAACGATTTCACCATTTGCTTTTAACAGATTTGCTACAGACCATGAAGAGAAAGGATTTTCAGCAATTGTCGGCAATAGAGATCATTCTCTTCATTTGTTTAGGTTTGGTGAACTGGTCGATCTGCTTGAGGAGGCTAAACATGATAAATCCTATCAGTTAGGACTTATTACTACGCAAAGTTGTAATGGAAAACATGACATCTGTGTCATGGGAGGAGTTAAATTCCCGTGGGTGAGTTTCGATAATTGGTTAATGATATTGTTGATTGCATTTACATCTATTGTAACAGGTGTTCTTTTAGGTGTTGTTTATAATCAAAAGGTTGCACGCAAACAATCATTAGTATCAAGATTAAAAAATGCCATAAGAAATGAATCATTATATCTTGTATATCAACCTATTTATAAAATAAAAACCGGTATGGTTATTGGTGTAGAGGCACTAATTAGATGGGATGACCATGATATTGGTAGCATTCCTCCTGATATTTTTATCCCTATTGCAGAGAGACATAATTTAATTCAAGATGTAAGTAATCTTGTATTTCGAATGGTAGTAAAAGAAGCTAGGTCCCTTTCTGAAAAATTTAATGTCTTTATAAGCATTAATGTTAGTTCACAAGACCTTTTGTCTGAATCTTTTCAAAGAAAAGTGTTTCAGATGATCGATGAATTAAATATAAAGCCCGGAATGATAATGATGGAATTAACAGAAAGACAGAGTGCGGATCTAAATTCACTCCAAAAGGTAATTTCTTTATTTAATGATAAAGGTATTTCAATAGCCATTGATGATTTCGGGACGGGCTATTCAAATTTAAACTGGCTGTCAAGTTTACAAATAGATGAAATTAAAATTGATAAATCAATTACAGACTCTATCGATGAATACTCTATAAGTAATAATTTATTATCAGGATTGGTAGAGATTTTTAAAGATATAACTCATAAGGTCGTATTCGAAGGTGTGGAAACATCAACTCAGGTTAATTATTTAACTGAAATGTTCCCTGAGTGCGGTGTACAGGGATGGTATTACTCAAAGCCGTTATCTATAGATAAATTGACAAAATTAGTCGAGGATGCCAATTTGCCTTAATAGTTATTACTTTATTTTCATTGTTTTCACATTCTATATAACACGCGTAACCGCGAGCTATATAAATTTAGCTGCAGAAGGATTTTGATATCTTGCCGCATTCAATCAGCTAGTTGGCTCAAAATTGTATGGAATGTTGCGTTCACCTTCTTCAGCGAGCAGGGCAAGATAGTCCTCTCGTGTCATTGACTGTGAAAAGCGTCCACACATAGAAACCTCCAGCCGTATGTCAGACTGAAAGTATAGGGCAGTAAGAAAAAGTGGTGCGCACCGTTAAAGATTTAAAAGGAGCTTGTAAAATAAATCGGAATGATTTCTTTGTGAATTGATGAATTCCGAAAGTGAAGGGGGCCTTAATCATTGTGTTCGAGAGCGATTAATAGACAACATTTGACGGACTTTTTCCCAGTAATTCCCCGAAGCTTCCCCTTTCAGAAAACAGACATAAAAAAACAGCCGTAACAGGCTGGTTATTAAAGGATTTTTGGTCGGCGCGAGAGGATTTGAACCTCCGCCCCCCCGACACCCCATGATGGCGAGTTACCGCTTAAGGGCTGCTATGTGCCATGAGCAGACAGTTCGTACGTAACTATTGTGCTCAGATTTTTCATTGAAGGGATTATTGCGCATATCTGAACCCCACCGCTATGGTCGGTTTGTCCCCGGCTGGGGAAGTCCGGAATGCGTTCACCCTAAGAGGATATTCCGCTTATCCTCTGGGGTAGTTTTGGATTAGTTAAGCTTGTTTTAGGTAGACGAGAGTATATTTAATATTCTCTCCGTAAGTTTATCCTCATAACCTTCCTCTACTGGATGATTGAATTTTACAAGAGGACCAGAACTTTTGGCTTGATCATAAGATCTTTCAAGTACTCCAGGTTCAGCACTCATGCTGTTTATCACAGTAGATAAAACGCTAATAGCAATCTTTGATGCGTGAAGGTCGAGTCTCAGATCGTCTAGATTTCTCTCAAGGATTTCAACGCGTTCATTTAAGTCAGCCAT